TGATACTTTCCCTTTAAGAGATTTTACTGTTGATTTAAAATCTTTTGCATCATATGCATTATCTATTGAATCTGATGTAGATGGTTCTGATTTATCTTTCTTATCTTTTTTCGGTTCATCATCTGATGGGTACGATAGATTATACCATTTTTTAGATGCCATATCCGAAACAACATTAACATCAGAAAAAGCCAATTTTTTTAATTGTTCTTTATCTAATTTATTAATCAAAGATTTTTCTAATGCCTTTTTTTGTTCTGGTGTTTGACTACTTACATTTTTATATTGAACTTTGATTGCATCAATAAAATCATCTGTTAGATTAAATGGTTCATCTTTTTTAGGACTATCAGGTGCATCATAACCGGTATCTTTAGAGAACATATTTGGTTTCTCTTTCTTAGATTTATCATCTTCTTCAGAATCCTTATCTATCTTAGAATGAGTACCAGCCTTTACAGCAGCATCTCTACTATCTTTTGATTTAAATACAGAAGTTTCACCACTCTTTTTAGATGTTGCAGTAAATGTTTCTTCTTCCTTTAGTAAGTCAGTTAGTTTAATCATAGTATTATATATTATTTCTTATCACCTAAACGTTGTTTCATAGTATCTACATCCATATCAGCTATTTCATAGTATCTACCTAAGATATTTCCCATATCTTCATATAACGCATGTAATCTTTCATCTAAAGCCTTAGCTTCAGTTGCAACCTTTTCGAATGATTTATCCATTTTCTCTAATTCACTCATATTACGTTTGATAGTTACTTTATCAAACCAATCATCAGCTTCAGAAAGAGTTAATGTTTTTGCAGCCTCTACTATTCCACCTAATGTTTCAGCAGTCTGAACAATATCAGATTGTCTATTCATTTGTTCTTGGAATGTTTTATAAGTAGAAATGATTTCTAAGAAATGTTTCTTTACCTCATTTGTTAAAGGTCTATTAGCTTCAATAGATTCTGATAATGAAAACTTACCATCAACAATCTTTACTTCGTTAATGTTAGTTTTTCTAATATCATTATATCCTTTAAATACATTAGTTTCTTTTTTGTTCTCAACCTTTAATTCAAATTTATTGTTGTGAACGTAATCGTATATGTCAAAGTTTTTCTTACTCATTATGCTAGTTCCGTTATAATTTCTCTCATTAAGTTTTGTGCTTTACAAAAATCTCCACAAACATCAGTACCAATATTCTTTACTACTGATTCGTTCATTGGAGTCATAAATGCACCATGTGTAGATGGATTGGAAACAAAGTCCCAACCTATTAGTTCAAAATCTTCACCAACTAAAAGTTTGTTATCTTTCATTGGTTGAGTAGAACCCATACCTCTTGATGAGATACCTAAAAGGATTCCAGCTCTTAATAATTCTTTTAATATATTTCCAGATGGAGTAGGTAAGATTTCAACTGTACCTATTACATCATTACCTTCCCAATGTACTTCTTTAATATTGTGAGATACATTCTTTAAATTGATTACCGAAGAATCAGGGTGGTCTAATTCACCTAATGCTCTTCTTTCTTTAACCAATGTTTGGTATTTGTCAATTTCTCTTTCTAATACTTCTCTTGGATACACTCTACCATTTTGGTTTTCTGCACCTGAACGTTGAAGGACTCCTTTAACTAAAGTTCTACCAGATGAATCTTCATTCACTCTTCCTTCAAATAAGTTTGTTTCTATTAATAGATTCTTCATAATGGTATCCTTATTTATAGTTTTTTAATAACTCAATAAATTCCGTTTTCACACCAGATGATAATCTTTTATGAATTTCGTTTTTAACTAATGTAGGAATTAGATTACTTAATTCAGAATTTTCAACTGTAATCTTATTGTTATTTTTTGATAATACAGGTCTTTCTAAGAATGTATTTATTTCAAAAGTTAATTCTTCAGAAAGTTCAATAGGTAGATTGGTTGAACAACCACCTTCAGTTACTCCACCACATCCACATCCGCAATCGGAATGAGATTCTTCTACTTTATAAGTTTTACCACCTACTTTAAATTCATCATCACCATCTTTCTTAGCTTTAGTAACAGCAGCACCAAAGGCATTACCTTCGTTCTTTTCACCCTTACCATCCCAAGCAGCATCAATCTTATTGAAAAACTCTTTCTTTTCTTCATCAGACATTGATGGAATATCTTTTCCAGCTTTTTCTAATGCTTTTTTAAAGAATGCCTTATAATCACCCTCTTCGGCCATTATAGTTTTGATTGTTTCTTTTATAGTTTCTTTAGTAATACTCATAGTTTAATTTCTGATTATAATTTACTTATGGATGTTACAATGTTGTTTAGTCTTTCTCTAATTCTAAACAAATTCTTTTGTGTTCTTTTCCAATATTGGTTTGAATCTAAATCACCTTCTTTTTTAATCTTACCATACCATCTAAGGAATGTTTCGATTTCAGAAAGTTGCTTATTAACTTGAGAAATTCCTCTACCAATTTTTTGTTTTGGAGAAGATTCATCTTTTTTTAATTCTAACCACCTATTTTCACTAACCCTTTCGTAACCAGTAGATTTGTTGATTCTATCAACAACCTTATCTTCTGGTTCATCATCTTCATCAGTACCATCAGTATCTTTAAACGCATTAGGAGTATTATATCCAGCAATATCACCAGTTGTGGTGGATTCCTCAATCTCCAATTCTTCGTTTTGAATTTCTTCAATTAAATCTTCAACTAATTTCCTTAAACTCATATTTTAACCTTCAATTCTTTTATTAACTCATATGACATCATTATTGATGAAACATGATTATCAGAAACGTTCTTACCAATCTTAGTTTTAGATAGTACTGAGATAGTTTCTGCTAATTTAATTTGAGTTACCTTATCTTTTATTTTAGATTTAATTGATTTTAATTCTTTTATAATAGATGGAATAGATTTTTCCACATATGATTTAAAACCAGTTGTATTACTTAAATTATTAATATATTCTTTTAACAATAACTTTTGGTCATCATTTAGGTTAGAATACTTTTTATTAAATGTTTCTACTAATATCTTATAAGTAAGTAATCTTAAATCTTTATCTTGCTTTTTATAATTTTCAACTAATTTATCTTTTTTGTTTATAGATTTAGTAGCTGGTTTAGATGTAATACTCTCAATAAGAGTAATTTTTGAATTGAATACATCCTTAACATCGTAGTTATCCATCTTCTTAGATTCAAAAATCTTATAGATAGATGCCATCAAACGATAATTAGATATAGGAGAAGATAAGAATTCATCCATATTGAATGATTCGTTAATCGTTTTAATTAGATTATACTTCTCTTTATGTAATTGTTTTTGGTCAATGCGATTATGTGCTTCGTTAACCGTATCTATGAACTTCTCAGCTCTTGATTCTGAATTATACTTTTCCTTCATAAGAAGTTCGTATAATCGTAGCTCTTTATTTAACTCGGTTTTTGGACTAAAAAATTCACTAACGATTTTTTTAGCCTTCTCAGTAGTATCCCCATTTAGAACTTCTAACGTAATTTGTCTTACGAGAAGCTCGAAAATAATACCTGTGTTCTTAAATTTTGAATGTTTTACCCTCTTCATTATGTTTTTATCCTATAATAATATATCAATATACGACATGTTACATCGTATATAAATATAACTTTATTTTGATTTCCTTAATTTTTAATCATCAATCAAATTTGAGTCATCTAAAAAGTTTCCATTTTCACCTATTAACTTTCGTTTTGCTGAAACACCATTAACATATTCTTTAGCAACTTTTTTAATTGTAGACTCTGTTTTTTTCAATGTCTTTTGATTTTCTTTTTTACCCAGTGGGTCTCTCCCAAGTGGATGTTTATCCTTTCCATAGGTGTTTCCCTCTCTTGGTCTACCACCTTTGTTTTTTAACTCAGTCTTTAATTCTTCTAACTCATCCTCTACATCAGTTGGTTCTTGCTCCATTGCTGGGTCACTTCCTTCATCCTCAATTGAACGATATCTGAACCTATCTTTAAGGTCATTAATAAGTTGAACCTTTTGGAAATCAACCTCATCATCACTAAAGTTAAATATATTTTTATATGCCCAATCTTTAGATACCATATTTAGTGCAGATATATCAGAAACTAATCTAACTTTTTCACTCCATAAGTTTACCTTTTCCTGTTCATAAATAGTAGATGGATTGACTAAATCTAATTCAAAATCTACCATTTCACTTCCCTCAATACCTTGTGCAGCTAAATGTGTTACTGCCAACTTAGTTAATTCAGATATTAAAGTTCTTTGTATTCTTTCGATTGTTCTTGCAAATCTTACATCTTCTGCAGCAAGAGTTGCTTTACCATTTACATTCTCATCATACCCCAAATATGCTTTTGGAATCTTTAGAGCTGCAAACATTTTATTTTTTAAGTAATCAATATCATCAATTGCAGTATATTCTAAACCACCCAATGAATCTATTTGAGTTCCGCTATCACCACCCCTAACAGGTAAAAAGAAATCTTCAGTTAGGTTTTGGATATTATATTTTAAGTTGTAATCTCCAGTTCTTTTATCTACGAATGGAGTTTTCTTCATTCTACCTATAATCTTTTGCATATAGTTATCAACCTCTTGTGGAGGAATATTACCAATATCAATTTTGAAAACTCTTTTATCCGGTGCTCTCATGATTCTATGAATTAACATAGCATCTTCCATAAGAGAAACTTGTTTCCAAATTCTTCTACCATTTTCAATCATTGCTTTTCCATAAGGAAGGAAGTTTGTATCTGATAACAATCTGAAATGTACTATTTCATAGTTTTCATAATCACCTTTACCATTTGGGTCATTATTTACTTTAAACTTAACATAGTTGGGATTACGTTCATCAGTATTCTCTAATCTTTCAGTATCGTAAACTGGAAGTGGTCTTACGTTAATAATACCAACACCCGGTTGTATTTCTTGTAGTAAAAAGAAATCTCCGTACTTAACCATATTTCTTGTCCAAGACCATAGGTTAAATTCTATATTAAGAATATCATAGAAAAGATTTTCTAATATATCTTTTACTTTTTCGTTTTTTGATTTGATTTGTACAACATCTCCAAATTCATTTTTTAATGTTGATTCATCTGCATATATATCTAATGCTGATGAGATAATTGGGTCATTATCCATTGCATCATAATCTCTGAATAGTTCTCTACGAACTTGATGGTAAGCCATTGATTGAGCTGCCATATTATCTGATGCAAAAGACCTTTGTAGTTTTGTGTACCTATCTCTTAAATTCATAAGATTAGTACCTTGTTGTCTATCATCGGTATCAACTACTTTTCTCTTTCCCTCTTTATCAACCGTTACGATTGCTTGAGTGGAAAAGAGTTTCGTTAATCTATCGAAAAATGAACTATTTTGTTGTTCTGCCATTTATACTTTCTTTATGTTATAACCTCACTAAGATACAAAAAATATTTGATATATCCTAATTTATTACCATGCTTTACAACTCCAATACCTAGCCTTATGTCTTGGTCCTGGTGTATCACAATTATGTCTGGCTCTAAAAGCCTTTTTTCTTGATGGAATATCTTTCTGAATCTGCATTGTTTTCTCACCTGCTTTTTTAGCCGATGTCCCACCATGTCCGAAGTTTACCTTTACAACATTTCCCTTTGGGTTCTTTACATACACTTTAAACTTCTTAACATCACCTCTTGTTGGTTTATTAAGTTTTACCTTTCTACCTTGATATTCGGCTTCATTAATACCCTCTTTCATATTTTTTAGAAAGTGAATAAACTCCTTTAAATCATCATAGTTTTCAACATCATATTCTTCGATGCTTTCATCCAATGATAACTTAAATTCATTGTAAAGTTCTTCTGAGTAATTTTCCATTTATTAATCCTATAATTAACCTATACTATATAAATATAAAACTTTTAATTTATAACCATTTACTTAAATCCTCAATCTCATCACCAACTTTCATCTGCCAAGGATTCTCATCATCATTGTTACTTCCATATACCCCACTATAAGTATATGAAGATATACCATCTATTGATTTTTTGGTTAAATCAATACCTTCTTGTCTTAATCTCAAAGCAGTATCTCTTACCCAAAGTGAAATAGCTAATGACATTGTTAAATCATCATTGTAACCCCTCATAGCTTCAGCTCTACCATTCATCCATATAAATGTAAATAATTCATCAATAGTTCTAACTGAACGTATTATGATTGATTTCTCTCTAACATACTCTTCTAACTTAGAAATAATTAAAGGTCTTGTTCTTGAAGTAGTTGAGAATCCAGCAACCATACTTTTATCTTGTGACCTGTATCTATTTGAGTG